ATCTTATGAATCCCTTGCTCTTTGGCCCAACCCTCAACGGCTTTCAAGAGTTTGACTCCATCTCCCCTTGCTTCCGGATTGACCCACCAGACGATTTCAAAGGCTGTTCGTTCTCCCGAGAATGGATGGTCATAGGCCAGCATGGCAATCATACCAGTAGGCGTCCCGTTTCCGGAGATAAAACACACACTGTCGGGATTCGCCATCAGACTCTTGATAGAAGCTTCAACGTTCTCAGCCTTGATATCGAGCACGTCCCGGTACTCAGTCTCAACGGCAAACCGACGCGCCATTCCAAGGAGAGCATCCAGGTCTTCAATCGTGGCTCGTCTCATATCGCCACGCTCAGGATTGCGATGTACAACTCATACTCCGCTTCGTTCGCAGCATTCGAGGCATACGTAGTCGAATAGGTGAGAGCCGTCGAAGCATCTATGTAGACCAAGTTCGTTTCACTCTGCCAGGATGTCACTAGGTTTCCAGTGATCGCAGCGCCTGAAAACGTCTGTGCCACTCCATGATCGGTCCAGTTGAGAGTAACCGTGAGGCTACTGGAGACCGCCCCAACTTTTGTAATCCTGGCGTAATAGGTTAGCCAGTAGAGACCCGCCGCGGAAAGATTGGGAGCAATCGCCGTCGATGCAATGGATGCGTTCTGCGTCGTCTTGGCAATTGGTGGAACGAGCCTAGTAGCCACTCGGCTCAACTGTTCGCTCTGAGTGTTGAAGAACCGCGCCCATGGATCGGTGACATATTCCTTCTGAGTCAACTTATCGGGTTCCGGAGCCGGGAGGGGATTCATGGAGTTGTGATGTGCGCTCCGAGGAGTTTCCAGGGCACCGGATCACTCACGGAAACCTCGAAGACTCTCCTGCGGCCTTGACCGCAACGGTTCCACATCACCCGCGTCTCGTACTCCCCGATCTTCCCTCCGCTCCTCATATGCTCAGTCCCGAACGTCTTCCCTCCGTCGTTGCTGATTCGCATCATGACCTGAGGGTCTGACGCGGGATCTACCGTGTTCCCGAGACCCACTTCCATATCCAACTCGAAGGCCGAGACAAAGATCCTCTCATTGGCATTGTAGAGCGGGGGGGGTTGTCTCAATCTGCGGATGACTCTATCGTCCACGTCCGTAGTGAATGACTCATCCATGTGGTAAATCTTGCCTGTCTGAGAGTCGAGCATACGATGCTGTCCGTAGGCGAATGCATGGAACCTCGGACGCCATGAAATGAACTCGTTGTCTTCTGGAATCCAGGTCCCCCGGTCGTGCCATAGTTGAGTGTTGAAGTCGTAACAAATCGTGGTGTCCTGTTCCGGGAAGCTGAGCAAGTAAAACGTATGACCCCGGGAGGTATAGGTGTCACCGATGGCGTCAGAGAGCTTGGAGTAACCGTTAAGAACGTTGGAGAGGGCATAGGTGGAAACCACTGTGGGAGAGAACCCTGTAGACTGGAGAACCTGTCCCACTCCGGATCTAGAGGCCCCTAGCCAGGAGATGACCCCATTCCCAACTGAGGCAGAGAACGAAGCCACACATCCGTAGGGCATGACCGAAGTCACATAGGGATCGAACGGGCGAGGGAATCCACCCGAGTTCCACCAGACCTCGGAAGTGAGTTGACCCAAGAGCCAAATGTACCGATTGACCACCTTGAGTGATATCCACGGGTCGGAAGACAGGCTCCTCTTGACGAAATTGGTTCCGGGAACCCATGTCAGTCCATCATTTAGTGCTGAGAAGTACCACGTGGAAGTGTCAGCATCCAAGATGATGAAGTAACCATCCAGAGAATCCCCCATCGTGGCTAGTCCGTTGAGGGCAGGGATGTTGGTGAAAGCACCGCTATGGAAGTTGTAGATAGCGACGTTTCCACCGCTGGTGATCATGATTTGACCGCCAGCCTCACCGTTGCTGCTCAGTGTTGCGGGGTTCCCGTCAATGGCTACCGTGTCTATGAAGGTCGGTGCTCCGCTGGAGTTGATCTCGTAGAACCCCGTCCCAATGACCGCGAACTCTCGTCCGCTCTGGACTAGATGTGCCTTGCCGGGAGTCTGATTGGTTCCGGGACCTATCGCAGTTGCGGTGCTTCCAATGACCTCCACCCCAGGAGTGGGATGCATGACCATCTTGTTGACCGCGTTGGTTTGGATGTTCTCTGGGAACCAGTTTACCGATCTCTCATCATCCGCAAGAGGATTAAAGTTCTGATAACTCCCGCCGCAGAATCCGGGCCACTCAGCAACGCCCATTTATGGACCGGTCCGGATTGACCAATTGGGATAACTGGTGCTCACTAGAGATGCAGGCTCGAAGCTAAGGTCTAGGGGGTGAATGTTGGCCCGCTTAACTGTTGCGAGACTGTCCGCCGCTGCTCTGGCAACTCCCGGAGGAACAGGCTTTTCGTAGTCGGAAGACAGTTCAATCGCAAGGTTGTTGATGAGCATCCTACGGTAACCCGGAGGGAGACTGACCGTAGTCGTCAGCGCCGCAAACTCCGTTACCGCCGTAGGAGCGTAGATGACTCCCTGTAATCCGCTCTGAGTAGGAATGGGATAGAGAGTCAGCGTCCCAAGCGGATACGTCGGATTGTAGTACCAGTAAACCGGAAGGGTACTCGTAAGGCCCTTGATCGTGACTGCCGCGAAGGCGTCATCAGTGAGCGGCTGCATCGGATATTCGATGTCCGGATTCGGAACAGTGTCGATGAAGTTGACGTGATCTACGTAGACGGGCCTAGCAATGTTGATCGTTCCACCGGTTCCAACAGTGTACGGAATACTTCCAGAGATGGTCCACGTAGTACGAGTGACCGTGAAGATTTGGAGTCTCTCTGCGGCCCACTGATCCATGAGGGAATTCAGAGCGATCAGCCCATCATTGGACATATCATACGAAGGCACCTCCCCCTCGGCTAGGACTCCGAGTCTCTGAAGCGCCTTCGTAACGATATCGTTGACAGTCATGCGGCAGTGTCATCCTTGGGCTTGTTCTTGCTCCCCTTGGGCCTTCCACCGCGACGCTTGATGGGCTGAGCGGGGATCTCCGGCATATGACCGAACGTATCGGCCTGGATCTGATCCGATTCGGCCTTGGCCTTATCAGTCATTCTCCGATCTTCCCAATTCCTCTCCGCTGCAGCATCCCCGATCATCTTGTCGAGCTTGGCGCGGAACTCCATCGCTTCGTCGGGAGTGTCCCTCCACCCTTCCTCACGGGCCTTCTTGTGCGCCGTCGCATCGTTCACGATCAACTGGCAGTTCCTCGTGAATTGAGCGGCTTCCTGACAAGCCCTGTCCCAATCGTCCGAAGACTGGAAGCCGAAGTTCCTCGGAGGAGCCATCGCCGTTGCCCACTTACCACTCCCGGGAAGGTGGTCAGCTTTGTAGAGCATGGCCGGATAGGGTCGGTAGACGTAGGGATTCCCGGGCTTCAGACCTCCCAAAGTCTTGAGGGTCTGATGCTGTTCGTGCTTGGCTTCCTCAATCGCAGAAACAGAACCCGGATTGATCAGGATTGTAGACATTCATACCTCTGAAAGTAAGGGGGTGAGTTGCCCCACCCCCCTTGAACCTTACGCGAGAGACGGACCGGAAACGGATGCGGTCGCGGTTGCCAGCGGCCCCAGGAGGTTCCACACACCATTGATAGCGATGCACTGGAAAGCCTGAGCCTGAGTCGCGCTGAACGTCATCACGTCGGCAGTCGCACCGACCCCGCCGAATCCGGTTGTGGTGTAAGTCACCGTATGAGCAGCCGCCGTACCTCCACCGATGGTCAGCACCGACCCGTCCATGTCCTTGGTAGGACTGGTGAGTGTCATGGCCTTGGCAGCACCGATGATGATCGCCAGCATGTCACGCCCACCGACGGGGTTGGTGATCGCCCCAGCGGCAGCGTAGTACCGCACGTCACGTCCCCTCTGCTGGGGATAGGTGATCGGTGCGATACCTCCGGGGATGGGAGTAGCAAAATCCGTCCCCGTCCCAACGGTTGCGTTGGTACCGGAAACATGTGCGATCTGCTGCGTACCATCCTGACCCCTCAGAACAGGAATCTGAAGGCCGGAGACATACTCCTTGGTGACCTGCATGAGTTCGACATCGACCAGTACCAGGGAACCAGCAGCGAAC